TTCAATTTTACTGAATCGATTTTTGAATCCATAAACTATTAAATTTTGTGAAGTTATAATATCAGATAAATTAGCTCCATCAATTTTTTCATTATTATGTCCTTCCTTTCCCAAATAAAGATGTTCTAAATATTCAAATTCATCATCCAGTTTGTTATTAATTAATTTATTATATAATAGATTTGCTTCCGTATAATCATTATGAGTTCTTATTACAACATAAGCCGAAATGGCTTTTAAAAAATCCTTATTAAATGATTCAGTATTTTTAATTCCTATATAAGGGACTGTTGGGGATACTATAAAATTGTCTAACATTGGTGTTATTAATTGTGGAAGTTCATAGTAATTGGCACATGATTCATCAAATAAATGAATAAGATCCGGATATGGGATAGGTTCTTGACCAGTACCAGCCCAAGGAGGTCGGATACACACTCCGGCTTTATTGCCCCTACTTATTCTACCAAGAATCTGTGTTGCAATATTATTAGAAGAAGCTTCATAAAAAATTGATCCTTCAATATTTTTAATATCATTACCATTATCCACTAACCCATCCCTTGCAGGTAAAGTAATTCCTGCATTTACCACACTAGTTGCAACAATAGCCTTACTAGGATCAATTGATTGATTTATAGTTCTTTTTGAAACTTCTTGAACAGGAATTTGCTGATACGCTAAAGCCTCCATAGTATGGGCTACTTCTGTCAATGTAACTTCTTTAATAATTAAATGTTCGGGAGCAAACTCTTGTGGATAATGATCACGTATAAACATGTAATTATTAATTGTTGATGCACCCCGAATTATTAGGGAAGTAAAATTTCTTTGTGGTATAGTTGAATGAAAATGATTATTTGGAATATGTTTTAATGATGTTGGGGTTGCTGATAATAACAAGTGCTTTTTATTTAAAATTTCTTTTTTGGCCATATTTAATAATAAATAAATCATATCAGGATTTTGTTCATGAAATTCATCAAATATTATCAAAGATGTTTCTAACTCTGGAAATCCATGATTTATATATCGAGCAAAGGCATGACCATAAGTCATTATTAATAAATCAGCATTTGGATCAATATGTACACCTCTTTTGACCTTCTGATATTTCCATTTATAATTATACTCATTGGAATAATTAACTAAATCTTGGCCAAATATATTATTATATTCTTTAACCAAAATTTTTCTAGGTAATAATAAAATAAATTGTTGGATAGGTTTATTTGTCATTTCATTATCTCTAAACTTTAAATCGAAGTTGTTATTATTTATCATATTATTATTTTTTTTTTTAATTAATGCATCTATTAAAAATGTAGATTTCCCAGTTGCTGTTGCTGCTGTAATAATTGTATGATTCATTCTATCATTATATTTTTGTTCAAATAATGTTTGGGTTTCTTTGTCACCAAATAATTCATTATGCCAAGGATTATTTGGTAATTCTTTATGGTCTTGAGGAAATTCTTTAATCTGTTGATTATGTCGAAAATAATTTGCAATAATTTCCACTAAATCACCCAAGAATGGTAAAATTAAATCATACCTTAAAAGATAATACATTTCCATTGGAATCAACTCACTTATGTATGCTACAAATTTTTTAACCCATTGATAGGGATCTCTTGGTATTAAGGCTGATATAATTAAAGAAGATTTCGCATTTTGATGCCAATATGTTAGATTTAAAATTGCATATAACTTTGGTATATCAATAGTTAAAAAAATTAAAAAACGCCAAATCCATCCCAATATAAAGACATTTATTATCCATAACTCAAAGTAGTACATTAACATGTAATTAATTGTATATTGAACCATCGCATTTTTGTATAAATTTAAAGAAATATTTGTTTCATGATGATAACCATTCTTTTTATAATGTACATATTTTCGTTTTTCTTCTAAATAATTTGGGTTATTATTAACATTGTACCAAAAAGCACTAGCATCACAAATAGGAGCAACTGGTGACATATTAATTATAGTCGAGAAAGCATCTGGAGTGTTTAAAGTACTTTCATTCTCAAAATACATAAAACATTCTGCTCTCCTACTTGGAGTATAAAATGCATTATCTGGAAAAAGATTAATCAATGAAGGTTGCATTTTTAATAACTTTCTTGGTAATCTATCAGTTATATTTGTTAAAAAATCAAGCCATTCTCTTGGTTTATCTCGTAAAATGGTTTCATGATTTAAAAAACTCTCATAAAATTCGGAGTATTTATCTTTTTCATCATTTTTAAGTTTCATTTGAATTTGTAATACTTTATAATAAGTTGGGAATGGATGAGCTTTTAGAAAAGAATAAAAAGAACTATGTTTTGATCGATTTTTATAAGGTTTATTTAATTTATTATCATTCCTAATTTCTTTTTTAATTTCAGGCGGAATAACTAAATTAATTTCTTTGAATATTTTTTTATTATTAATATGTTTTAAATTACAATAAATTTTGGGATTAATATGACGAGATGCAATTAACTCAATATCAAAATTTTTAATTCTTTGCACTTTTGCAAGTTTTTTTAAATCATCAATATAGTAATTAGCTAAACGTTCGTACATTAAAGGTTGCCAGGCCGTTAGAAGACCATGACCAGATAATCGCATTATGGATTCCTGTAAATACTGCTTCGAGAATTGCTCATCTATTTTAAAATGTTGTGTAAGATCATCAGGAAGATACTGATTATGAACAGATTTTCCAGAACTTTGATAATATCTAAAAGCACTTTGACGCATCAAAGTTTGTGATTGATCATGATATACCAATAATGGAGGAGAAGGCGGAGTTAGAATTTCTCTGTTTTTGAAAGTACTCTGAAGATATTTTTGATGTATTCGAACATAGTCTTCGTACTGTTGATAAAGTTCATGATTTTTTTTGTTATCTAATCTTTTAACTTTATTTCCAAGATATTGTATATCTTCAATTCTCTGAAATTCATCAATAGTCAAGTCAACTCCATAATATTTCATACAATCATAAAATTTTGGCAAGTTAAAACCTCCCTTCCCCGCTAATGTAATCCAAATGGCATCATCTCCAGTATTTGCTAATTCATTCATTTCATAAAATTCATGTGGCCGTTTTTTATAGTCATGATACCTACACCAACCCATAATATATGCTGCTTTATAATACCATGTATTGTCAAATGATGTTGCTGATTGTCCCGTTCCACCACCTCTATTTTTAAGATGACTATTTTTAACTAAAGTAACATGTTGACTATAATTTATTAAAATTTTTTCAATTTCCTCAACGTTTTTAACAATTAAGGTAGATTCACTTTTATTATTATTTTTGAAGTCTAAATGACATTGAAATGGATATAATAAATTTCGATTTTTAAAATTAAATGAAACATTATTAAATTTAAATTTGAAATTTTCAATAATTTTTGTAAAATGACACTTAACATCTATCAAATCCGTTCCCACTAAATATTCATCAAATATATTCTTATTTTTTTTGATATCTTGACGATGTAATTTTGCTAATAATAGTAATTTATCATCTGGCAATCCACCAATCTCATCAGTACAAACACCTATTTTATAAAAATACTCCGGAATTTGAGATGTACTATGGCAAAAAAGAATTTTTCTCTCCAAAAGACCATCATGTAAGGCTCTTTTAACAGCAATTAAATAAATTTCATTTATTCTATCGAAATTATTATTTTTTCTCGCTTCAATTAGTTCTGGATTATGTTCATCAACTAAAGTATCAATATCTACTGTATTTGTAATATTTTTTTTTGTAAACGTAGTTTTACCAGAATTAATTGGAGCTATAACTGCTATTTGTTTATTATTATAACATGATTTATTTAAATTAATTGATGAATCTTTATTATTATCATTAATTTCGATATTAGCAAACCAATCTTCTTTATATTCATGAAATTCATCTTGTGTAATAATATTAATTTTATCTTCTATATTTAATAAATTTTTAGGATTTTTTTCATTTAAAAATAAACCCGGATATTTTGTAAGTAATTTTTTTTTAATTGATTCATCGGGAACTGTGATTGTGATACCAGCTGTATTATGTTCTGTTATCCCGATGATCCAAGAATCACCCATTTTTTTATATTTTCCTGCCATAACGGATTGAGCACGATTTGCAATATCACCACCCTTGTGCTCAAACCCAAAATATATTAACTTAGATAATACATCAAAAACCTCAGGTCTTGTTTTACTATCAAATTTTCGGCCATCAACTTCAAATATATGGCCACCCTTACCCTGAATAACACGCATATCATTAAATAATGTCATCATATTTTGATTAAGAATCATTCCGGTACCAACCTTAGTAGTCCGCCAAGTAATTCGTTTATTTCTTTCAAGTTGTACAATCTGATCTAAAAAATATGACGCTAAATCTTGAGATACAACTGTCCGAATTGGTTTATTATTTAATAATTTTTCTAAGTTCACAACTTGAGCTTTTACGAAAGCATGATAGAATTGATTAGGATATTCTCCTTTATGCCATAATTTGTATGCATTTTTAATTAAATTATGAGTATATCCAGCATGATATAAAGCTTCTCTTTTTTTATATTGTGATGATATGAAAGGGGCACCTGAAGAATATGGCCATTTTTTTCCCTTACTGAAATAATAAGGTATTGATTCTGGTACAGTAAACTCACAATTTTTTAATGCTTCTGGACTATGTTCTACCATGGCCTTTGCAACTTCCCAATTAAAACTTTCAATATGACTATTAAAATAAGGATCATAAGTTGGACTATATCTTGCGATCGATGAACGAATTAAATTATTATTAAGAAATCCCATCCATACCCCATCACTACCACTCTCAGTTTCATTTTTTTCAATCCAGGATTCCACTCTACTATCAAATGTTTTGTCACTAATTGGGTCTAACTCATCAACATTAGGAATAAATTTTTGTTCAAAGGATGATAAAACTGGTTTTTTAAAAATAATATTACGTTGTTGTGGAGTGAATAATTCCATAAAATCATGATCATTAATTGACATATCATTGACTAACTTTTTATAATCACTAATAAAATCGGTTCGAGCTACCGGACTAGAATATGCAATGGTTTGTTCAAGTTGTTGTCTTTTTGATAATTTCATTATTGTTACTAAATTTGTTGCTGCCCACACAGATTTAATTCTAGTTCTATATTTTTCTGCAAAAATAAAATCAATAAGTTCCGAAACCAACTTAAAGAAGCCAATCCACGCATCAAAAGCTGCGTTATATAAAATATTACCAATATTACCAAGTAAAATTAAAAGATTGTGTGTGTATGTTATTACTTTAAAATTTAAATTAACGAACCATTTCCAAGTTTCATATATAAATGGATGAATTTTAAATAGTGATTTTAAGAAATTATGGATTTTATCTAATATATGATAAAATAGTGCTCTCTCAGGATGTTCAGGGTTAGAAATTGGAATAATTTTATTTCCATCAATTGTGATCAATTTTTCAAGTTTCTCATAACGTTGTTTAGCATTTTTTTTAATGAACTTATATAATGCAATTTCAGATGCATAAACAACATCATCCAATCCTAAGCCCTCTTGATAATGGTTTTGTAATAATTCATTATTATAATATGACATAAGAGGGAAATCATGAGTTAAATTATGAAAATTAATTTTATCATCTTTCAATAATTTTTTATATGCCGTAGCAACAGCTTTATCAGGACTGAATTTATATAACGAAATTAATGTAAATAATTGTTCTTCCAGTTGTTCATCTGTTATGGAAGTTTCTAATTGCTGTTCATGTAAACTTTTAATTTCCTCCAAAATCTTTTTATAATCTAATGTATCATTAGGTATATACGGACATATAGATGGGATAATTATAGGATCTTTTAATTTTAATTTATTAGGTAAACCATTTTCTATAATTTCCTGAGACATTTTATCTAAGGGTTCATCCTCAATATAATTGGAATGATCGCCAGGTAAACATCTAAGGTATAAGATATTAGAATGATGACTTTTAACTAAATTAACAAGGCGATAATATTTATTTAAAAAAGAAGCATGATGATGAGATGTATTAGTATGTGAACATTCATGAAGTAATAAATAAATAATTGTAGATAATTTAATCCACCCATCATCACTATTAACATTATTTAGAAATAAATTTAAATATATTATTATTTTATCAGTTTTAACATTTAATCCCGCATTTTCCCTCTCACCCTGCAAGGACGGAGGCAAATCTCGAATATCTAATAATTCATTACAATTATCTTCTATAATATTAAATATAATTGGTGCATTAATTTTAAGATATTGTAATAAATTTTCTATGTTATCAAAAGAAATGTCCAAATCAAGTAAATGATCTTTATCTGTAATATGATTTAAAGTAATTATTTTTGATTCTATATTTGTTTTGTTACTATCATCGATTGGAATAATTTCATTATTGACAGTTGCAGCAATTGCCAATTCATCAAACTTAAAAATTTCAAAATTATAAACCCTTTTGATATATTCTCTAAGTTGTCCAGGTATTATGAAAATTAATGATAACAAATAAGCCCATAACAATACCATAGCAGAAAAGAATCCCACATTAAATACTGGTTTTAGCACTAAACTTTGACAATTAAATAATGAAGTATATTGTTGTTCCTGAAAGGTTTTGACTATGTGTCTTAATTGTTGTGGCAAGAAAGGCATAGGAATAATAATATAATTAGCCTTTATATTATATAATATAAATAATAATAAAGCAATATAAGGACACATAGTTAAAACCATAAAACCAGTTACAAGTGATGAAGAGAACCATATACTAGACATAAGTGTAATAATGAATATTATAATTGTTATTAGGAAAGCTAATGATTGACTTAAAATTTTCCTAAAACTCAATTTATTTCTTTTTATATCACCATCAATTGTATCTATAAGGGTATTTGAATTTTTAACAAACCATGTAAAAGGGTCATAAAACGTATTACCATCCGTATACTGACCCTCAAATATTATTTCTGATTGATTATCCATTAAAGTCCAGTGTCCATGAGGCAAAGGAAAAGATCCTATTCTTCTGATGACTAAAACCGTTTTTCTTTTGTACATATTGTTTAACTCGAACACAATTCTTTCGATAATTGATATTCCTAAAATTAATAAGGCAACCATGTTATTCTTACCAAACAACATTAAAATAATAGGGTAACTCCAAATTGTTCTGATGATTGTTTTAATTTGTTCTCTACCATTAAAAGACAGTAAATAGTCTTTTAACCAAGGAACAGAAAGTATAATTGATAAAATGAATAAATAATTTTGGAAAATAATATTATATAAAGTAACACCATGAATTAACCCCCAAAGAAGGTTTTTAATATTTTTATTAAAACTAAAAATTTTATATTTAACTATAAGAAAAACTTTTACTAGAAACGGAAGATTTATTGTATGGTAATTTGATAGATATCCTAAAAAAAGATTTATTGATGGTTGGTTTATATCATTATATGTAGGCAATGTATGATAATCACGATCAAGATTATTATCACATACTATAACTTCACAACCATAGGATAAAATAGTTTGTACTGTTCCTGCTCCCCCATGACAGTATATTTTACT